GACATTTGGTGTCATAAAAACAAAATAAAAACACGCATTCAATATTATTGTGGTGAATGTGGTTCTTTTGTTTCTAAAGATACCTTAAACTGCAAAGTTTGCAGTAAATCCGATTTACTTGTCCAGTAAATCGTGACCTTCTTTTTTATCTTCATAAATATAGAATAATAGTTTTTTTTCTATTCTATGGATACAACGCATATTATGAACTGTTAAGCCTAATACTGCAAGACTAACTGCGATTGCCGCTTCGATCATTTGTTAGCGTTGTGAATTTTGAGTAGGGCTATGGTTGAAATTGGTGTAATAATAGCTGCCAATAATAAGCCTAATACTGCAAGTGAAGATTCCATTTAATCACCGCCCTCAGAATGTCTCTCAGTAGGTAGTCGAGAGAGATAATAACATAACTGAGCCTGTTCTAAAGAGTGGTCATCTAAATCTTCTTTACAGATTTGACATTTATGCGTCATGTTCAACTCCTATCATAGAACAATTAATTTGTGCAACTACCTTTTGTATGTTTACATAATTACCGGCCGGAATATCGATTTTAGTGTGTCTCACTTGTGTTGTTCCTGTGAGGATATTTTGAGGAAAACCTATTCGAGTTCCACCACTAGAACCTGCAGAACTATCAAACTTAATATCAATATATCCGGTTGTATTACTTGAATAAAATTCCATAAATACCAAAGTTAGAACTTTACCTACTGGGACTACGTAATCAGCACCGGCTTCTGAATTTGATTTTAATGCTGTAAAAGAACCTAAACCCACTAAAGCAAAATCTGAAAGATAAATAACTTTGTCGTCAGCTTCTAAAACATACTTCATAGAACCCGCTTGAGTTGCAATTAAGACCATTTTACACCATCGCTGCCAAAGGGACGTTAGTTGTTGATGAACCTATTGTGAACTGTGTTGAGTTAACTCCATTAGCAATCTTTAGACTGCCACCTTCACCAGCTATAGCACTATTGTGGAAATGTGCTGAAATTCCCGATGAGCCACCGCCACCGCCAAAACTCAAGTTGTTTCCTCCAAATCTAAAATGTTTTGTTCCGGTGTATTTGGAACTCTTACAGAATAGAAAGTATCTTGTGTTTTAGTTTGAACTTTTTGTTCGATTAATGGTGCGACTTGGGCTTCTACTAGAACTGAACCTGCTGCACCAGTGTTAACAGTTAGGAAATTAATGATAGTGCCGTCTAGAGTGTCAAAAGAACTAGCGTTTAAGGTGGAAAATTGGGCGTTTTGATTGTATGCATAAGTGGCTACGTTTGCCCCGTCATTATTGGTAATCTTTAGTGATACTGCACGACCTAGGAATCTATCAGGAAAAGAAATAATTTGATTTGGAGTGTTTGCGGGTAAGATAACTCTAATTGGAACTAAAAGGGGTAGGTTAGATACTGTGTAGTTAAACGGCACAATATCTCACCTAGTTGAGCGGACTTGCATATCTTGCAAGTATTGAAACTACTGCTAGACCGGCACCAACTACTGTTTGTGTTGCTTGCCATTGATAATTTCCAGGTGATAGAGAAACATTGCCTATTGGGACTCGACCCTGTGTCAAGGGTGACATACTAGGCGACGTCGCTCGGACGGGTGTGCCGTTTCCGTTCTTGACTAATTGAAAGTCATAAACTGCACCGGCTGCACCATCGGGATTCATTACCAGGTCTTGAAGTACGTTTGGAGTTAATATCAGAAAGTTGTTCTGACCGGTTTGGTCGTCAGTCATAAACTGTGGAACTGCAAGAACTGGAACAGCTGGAATCGTATATGTGCGTTGTACTGGTAGCGCCATTATACTCCGAACTCCATTTGTCCAACTTGTGTTGTTCCGTTTTGTTGACCGCCTAAGAATCCAGTAATTGAATTAAGACCGCCACTCAAAAGAACTGAAGCGACTGCACCAACTCCACCGCCTGCTGCATAAGCAGCTATTGGTTGTGCAATACTTGTTATTGGAGAGCCGGGTAATACTCTATTCATGACAGTTCCGATTAAAGCAGCTGCACCAATTCCGGTGACTGCTTGACCGATAATGCCTGATTTAAGAAAATTTTTGGCTTTCTTTTGTATTGCTCTACGTTTGGGCATACTATTGCTTCTTTTTCTAGTATTTGAAGGTGACGATTTACGTTTATTTGTTGACGATTTACGTTTAGGCTCATAGGCACGTCTTGCTGTTTTTCGAACTTTACCTTTAGTTGTAGTTTTGCGTGCTCTGCGTTTATTCATGGCTACTAATTTTCTTGTAGCTGCCTTTTGTTTGGCAGTTCTTCTTTTAGCCATTAGTCAAAGTACTCCGAATATTTTGAGGCGTTAGTTGCTATAAGAGCTTGTAATGTAGCGTTTTGTTGAGATGCTGAACCATAACCGCCGTAATCTTGTTTAGCTCTTGAAATGTTTTGTTGAGATGCTTGCTGTGCTGTAAGTGTTGTTAATGGTTGTTGAACATAAGTTGTTATTCTTTCCAAATAACTGCCTGTTGGTTTTGGTGTTCGTGGCATGATTATTACTCCTTGATTAGCAATACCACTTTTGACCTCTGGTTTTTGAGTTGTCTCGATTGGTGTAGCCTGTGGTAAAGGTGAAGTGTCTACTGCACCGCCCGGAACTGTTGGCTCATAAGGAACTGGTAAAGCATCTTGCAAGTTTTTTTCAACTGTTTTTGGGTCATAATAATCTGAAGGATTATCTGATAATTGTAAATCATATTTAACAGGTTGTGATGTTGGTGCTTTACCTAAATCTATTCCACCGCCTTGAAAAGCACCTGTAAAACCGCCAGTTAAACTTTCAGAAAATGCCTTGAATCCGCCGCCTATCCTTTGACCGATTCCGCTAGCACCACCGAGGGATGTAAATGCTAAGAGACCGGCGCTGATTAAGCCTAATGTTACAAGTGTGCTAGCACGAACCATAACAAATGTGAGCGATATTCGTTAATAAAGTTATAGATATCGTCTACAAAAGCCGCAATAGTCGACTGAATACGTTTCATTTCCTAATTTATCGACTTTCATGATAATTCCCCACCCTAAATAACAAGCGGTGCAGAGTTTCCCCTTATACAGACATTGAATTGCTACACTTTTGCACTTGTTATTCCTCTTCATCTTCACGATGCACCGAATGATAACCAGTATGATCAATATTTGCAAGTTTTTTGAGTTCTTTAAAATGGAAATAATCATCAATTAATTTACAAATCTCATCACATTCATATTCATTTTCAGCAATACATGTAATTTTTATTTTCATTGTTTACCCTTATACAGACATTGAATCGATAGACTGGTCGACGTTTTCTTTTTGGTCTTTTTCATTGGTTTTCTTGTTAACGAGTTTTGATAAAACGTTTTTGATTTCTTCGGGATGTTCTTGTAATAATTTCTCTGCACCTTTTATCACGCCCGGATTGGAAAGAAAGGGGCGTACAGATGCGGGTAAAATAGGCGCTAAGCCTGATATTAACTCACTAATTGCACCCATAGGGTTCTCTTCATCATATTCTTTGATGGTTAATGGCTGTTTGGAACGGTTGACTTGTCCTCTTAACTTTTTGTTTTCCTTTTCCAAATCGCCAATATAGAGATTAAATCGATTTCTTTCTTTTGTATGTAAAGGCGAGCTTCGGAATAGATTTTTTGTAATGACGATACCGGACACACTAGCCCCAGCCACAGCAAACAAAATAATAATTTCATTAAGAACGGTTTCAAGCATATCATTTAATCCTCTTATCATCATTAGCAATTAAAACCATTTTAGACCATTCATTCAATCTTCTTTCTATTTCTTTTAACATTTGTTTTTGAGTTGCATATTTTTTCATAATTTACATTAATTTGCTTATATTTTACTGTTATTTTACCCTCTTTCCCCCTCAGACTCCCCCAAACACCCATGTTTTCACTAACTTTATGAGGGTGTGTGTATATCCTATAATTAGTATGGGAAGCGGTCAAGGGGGGATAAGCCTTCGGGGTCGTGGCACACCACGAACGAATTTAAAATGAGTAAGTGGTGCAGTTTTCTTCACAAATAAAACATTTACATACACACTAACTAACATACTATTATGACAACTAACAAAAAAGCCATTGAAAGAGTTTTCGACTTGGTAGAGCAAGGGAAAAAACTCATTTTAGATGGCAAAGAAGAACTAGAGGTTCGAAATGAACTAGACCGCTACCACGATTTAAGATATGTCGTGAGTTATACAACCAAAAACGACGACATCAACAAAGTTATGACGAGGTTGTTTAATTGAGTTTTGAGGAGTGGCAAACCGCCAATGAAGCCCTAGACATTTGGTGTCATAAAAACAAAATAAAAACACGCATTCAATATTATTGTGGTGAATGTGGTTCTTTTGTTTCTAAAGATACCTTAAACTGCAAAGTTTGCAGTAAATCCGATTTACTTGTC